AACTTCATTTTTTATTTAATCAAAATATTGAAATAAATTTATCTCTTACTAATATTGATTTAAATTTAATAAATGAAATTGATGATTTTTATAATATGAATATTATAATTGACGAATCACAATTAAATAAAAAAAATGAGAATAACATCAATGAAATCAATTTTATATTATATCCCAATGATTTAACAAATCTTAATAAATTAACAGATAAAGATTATTATTCTATTAATAAAAATCTAATAAAACTCCTATTAGATTATCAAGCATCTCCTTATATAAATAATAATGAAGGTATTCCAGCAATTAATAATATTCTTAAGAATTATAATTATGAATTAATGAAAGAATTAAAGTCAAGTATTGATATAAATAATTTAGAAGGAAAAAAAATTTTGAATTTGATGATTCAAGAAAATATTAATAATATAGAAAAAATATTATGTTATGATGCAAAAATACAGGATACTCCATTACATATAATATTAAATACAATTGATTGTACTTTGTGGATTAATTTAAAATCTATAATTACTTCGAGTGTATTTAATAATAATTTATTTATTTACTTAAAATATTCTTTACATATATCATCCTATTTAATATTACAGTATTTATCAGAAGTTTTATTAGAAACTGATAGTAATTTTACAATTACTAACCTTATTAATATATTAAAAGAAATCGATATACCATTATGTAAAATAAATAAAAATTATTTAGCAGAAAACATAGAAAAGTATAATATTCCTAATAATATAAATATAATTTTAATTAAAAATATATTGTTATCTAAAACAGAGTTATATTCTCATTTAAAACAAGAATTAGACGAATTGACTATAAGCTATAATAATATAGACACAAATGCAAAATTGCAACTATTAAATGAAGAAGAGAAAAATATTTTAATTAAAAAACTTGAATCCAAAAAACAATCTATATTATTAAAACAAAACTATTTAGAATCTGAAATTACAAACTTAGAAAGTTATATAATTAATTATAATCAACTTAAAAATATCAGTATTAATAATAAAACTATAATCACTCAATATAATAATATCGAGCAACAGATTTATGACAAACCATTAATATTATATATCTGGAAATCTTTATTAGAAAACAAGAGTGATATAAATTATAATTTAGCCCCTTTGTATATTTTAGAAAAACAATATGATATTCTAAAAAAACTATTAGATGAAAAATTAAATAATAAACCATCTAAAAATAATCATTTAGATTTATTAGCGGTATTAAAAAAACTTTCAAATACATGTGAATCTTATTTTACATTACCTTATTATACTGATGATAATAAAATACTAAAATATATACAAGATATATTAAATTATTTAATTCGAATTATAATAGGAACAAATATTGAATTAATTGTACGTAGAATATTATTAAATTATTTATTGAATACATTACCTGAGAAACAATTATCACAAATTAATGAAATAATAACATATATGTTAACAACTAATTTAACAGGATATGAGAATAATTTATTAAATTATTTATATGATATAATTTGTCCAAAATTAGTTAAACATAGTAGTGATATTTATACAAATAATAAAGAAAAAAAAGATTTCTGTATAGAATCAACTCGTACCATACTTTCAGAATATTTTGATTTATTTTCTTCAATACCTATCAGTTTACCTGATGAAATAATAAATTTATTTAAGGATGATGTAATAAAATATTTTGATTTATTTATTAAAAAGACTATAATTTTATGGCATGTTAATATTGAGAATATATTTAAATATTTTATTAATAATTATAGATGTTTTGAAATTATTAGTAATCTAGTTAATTAATCCTGAAGGATTAATAGTACCAAAAAACAAAGCTATGTTTTTGTCATCAGCTAATTATCAATTTAAATATTTTTTTATAGAAATAATATTTGAATTAATATATGTATCATTATTTTGAATTTTTTCTTCTGTTATTTTTAATGTAAAACTATGGTTAAGATTCCTAAAATTTATAGGTGTACCATCTGGATATACAAAAGAAACAGCAATATCTGATAAAGTCATTATAGGGAAACTCTTAGAATAAATATTTTTTGGTTGTTGGACAAATGTATTAAATAATATATCTCCTGGATTTCCTGTTAATAATATTTTTGCAAAAGCTGGAGCTAAATCATTATTACTATAGAGATATTCAATATCATTTATATACATCAGTATATAATTATAATTTCCTGATAAATTAAAAAATCCATTAGTATAATTTATTGTATTTCCTACAGAATTTAAATTGATGGTATTAATATAAGTTTCATCATTGCTTATTTCTGATTTAAAATCTGTTATTGCATAATCACTTGCTACATTTAAAAACCCAAGAAGTACACCTAATGTATCTGATTTATTAAATAAAAAACTTACTTTTGTTTTTGATTTTACAATTATATTTTCACCTCCCGCAGAATCATAATTAGTTAATGTTATAGTAATTTCAGTTTTTTTACCTAATATAATATCATAAGTTTGATTTTCTAAATTAATTGCATAAACTTTATGAATTTTATTAAAATACGAAGCGTCTATTGAATTAATTTGATTAACATTAGTAGAATCCCTAAATGTAACATTTGTACAATTAGATATAGTTATATAATCATTAATATCAACAAGATTATTTTTATGATTTACATTTAAAATATAAAATTGATCATTATCAATTGAATTTAAACGTATTGATAAACAATTTGGAAGATTTGTTAAATTATAAGGCTTGAAAGTTATTTTATGAATTTCTGCTTCAAAATCTATATCAAAATTATTATAAATTAAATACGATGAATATGAATTAATTCTAGGTATTGCGTTCATTTTAAGTTTTAAACTATTATATAATGTTATTGGTGTATAAAATCCTTCATCTAATTGAATTGTATATATATAATTACCATCTTCTATATGTTTCCAATATAGTTTATCATTAATATTATATTTAACTACTATATCTACATAAGGTAGTTCAGTACTAACTAATTCAATATCAATAACATTATTAAAAGTTTTTTTTAAATTAATTACATAATTATTTGAGTCTGGATATCCGATTAATGAATTTAAAATTTTATAAATTTGAATATTATTTCCTCCTCCCATATTTGAATTATAAGATTTATAATTCAAAGTTATTTGAAATTGATTAGCATTAACTATATTACTAATCATATAACTACTTTGATAATAATAATCATTAATTGGATAATTTGCATTCAAATACCCTAAACTAATTCCATTAATATGCAAATAAGAAATTTTAAATATATCTTTAATTAAAAAATAATTATTATTATTTAAATCAACATATGGAATATCTAATTCAATAAATAAAAATTTAGTATTTAAAGTTTTTTCATCAAATGAATTATAAAGGTCGTAAGCCAATTTTTTTACATTATCATTAATTAAAATATCATTCGCAAGAAAAACTACTTTAATTCCTATTAAACTGTTAAAGGTTATATTATTTATAAAATAGGGAGTATTTTGTTTACCCACTAATTCTATTCTTGTATATAATTTATCAATATAATTAGTATAATTGATAGAAATTTCATTATTTTCAATATTAAGAATTACATATTTTAAATTATTTACCAAATATAATGCATTATGTAGTATTTTTATTATTCCTGTTACATTTTGAATAATAATATTATCACCTATAACAAAATCATGATTTGGATAATTTATTGTTATTATATTGCTATTTTGGATGAATTCAATAGGATCAGGAGATAAATAAAAATTATTAGAATTATAAATATGTTTAGGTTTGATATTTCTAAAAGAACTATCAATATTTAATAATGTTGAACTAATTATTGTTTTTTCATGATTATTAGTTTGATTTGTATGTAGTATTTCTTGTGGTATCATTATTATTATTATTATTATTAATAATATTTTTAAATAGCATAATAAAAATTGATAATTATATTTAAAAGTATACTTCTATTTACTTTTAAGGCATGTCTAAAACTCATAAAATGTCAAATGATATAAATAAATATGACAAAAAAACCCCAAGAGAACATGTATTACTAAGACCAGATACTTATATTGGTGATATTGAACCGACAAAAGAAGATATGTGGATATATTCAGAGAATCAAAATAAAATGATAAAGAAAACTATTACATATACACCTGGATTTTTTAAGATTTTTGATGAAATTTTGGTTAATGCAAGAGATGCATCAATTAATGATTCTACATGTGATACTATTAAAATTGAATATAATAAAGAACTTGGTTTCATCAGCATATTTAATAATGGTGATGTTGGAATTCCAATAGAAGAACATCCCATTCATAAAATATTAATACCAACTATGATTTTTGGTGAATTGTTAACAAGTTCAAATTACGATGATAATGTTCAAAGAATTACTGGTGGTCGAAATGGTATTGGTGCGACTGTTACTAATATATTTTCAACAAAATTTATTGTAGATATTAATGATACTAAAAGAAGTAAAAAATATCAACAAATTTGGACGGATAATATGTTAAATGCTAATAAACCTACTATACAAAAATTACCATCTAATATAAAAAATTCAGTAAAAGTTACTTTTTATCCTGATTTTAATAAATTTGGTATCTTAGATTTAAATAATGATCATTATGATCTATTTTATAGAAGGGCTTTCGATATTGCTGCAACCTCTACAAATAAAATTAAGATATATTTTAATGATAAAAAAATAGAATCTAATACTTTTAAATCATATATTGATCTATATTACCCTTCATCGCTTTATGATATATACTATGATAATTCTAATGAGCGGTGGACAATTGGTATATTATATAATCCTAATATTACAGGAGAAACTATTAGTTTTGTTAATGGTATTAATACATATAAAGGTGGAACACATTGTAATTATATTATTGATAATATAATTAAAATTTTAATTAATGATTATATTAAAAAGAAAGATAAAAATATAAAAATTACTTCTGCAAGTTTAAAAGAGAATTTAATTTTTTTCATAAATGCTATTGTTGTAAATCCAGTATTTTCATCACAAACTAAAGATACATTGGTTAGCAAAATAGATAAATTTGGATCAACTTATGAAACTCCGCAAAGTTTTTTAAAAAAACTAGCTAAATGTGGAATTATTGAACATATGATAGAATTAGCTAAAATTAAAGAAAGTTCGACATTAAAAAAAACTGATGGTAAAAAAAAAATTAAATTATCAGGAATTCCTAAATTAGAAGATGCTAATAAAGCAGGAACAAAAGATTCAATAAATTGTACACTTATATTAACAGAAGGCGAATCTGCAAAAGCAACAGCTATGGCTGGATTAGCTGTAGTAGGAAGAGATTATTATGGAGTATTTCCATTAAAAGGTAAATTGCTTAACGTAAGAGAAGCTTCAATTTCACAATTATTATCAAATGAAGAAATTAAAAATTTAAAATTAATATTTGGACTTAAACAAAATGAAGATTATTCAACTAATGAAAAATTTAGTATGCTACGATATGGTAAATTATTATTATTATGTGATAGCGATGTTGATGGTAGTCATATTAAAGGATTAATTATTAATATGTTACATACTTTATGGCCATCTTTAATTAAACGTAAAAATTTTGTTACTAGTTTAAATACTCCTATTGTGAAAGCAACTAAAGGTAAAAATATATTAGAATTTTATAATTTAACAGATTATAATATTTGGAAAGATACACCAGAAGCCATACAATATAAGATTAAATATTATAAAGGATTGGGTACATCAACTTCAGCTGAAGCCAGAGAATATTTTACAGACATTAATAATAAATTAATTAAATATTTCTGTAAAAATTTGAATAATATCAATAACCTTGATCAATCTAAATATATAGAGGATAATAATGAAACTAATGAAACTAATGAAACTAATGAAACTAACGAAAATGTTAAAATACAAATTAGCGATGAAGAAGATATAGAATCTTCTGATCATGATCCAGAAAAAGAAGAGGATGATGACGACGCAATAAAATTAGCTTTTGATAAATCTCGAATTCATGATAGAAAACGTTGGTTAATGAATTATAATAAAGATAAAATTATTACATATGCTCAAAAAGAAGTATCATATTATGATTTTATTCATCATGATTTAATCCATTTTTCAAATGAAGATTTAATTCGATCAATTCCATCTGTAATTGATGGCTTAAAACCATCTCAAAGAAAAATTTTATATGGAGCTTTTTTAAGAGGTTTAGATAAAGACGAAGTTAAAGTTGCACAATTAGCTGGTTTTGTATCAGATAGAGCAGCCTATCATCATGGTGAAATGTCATTAAATGGAGCTATAGTAGGAATGGCTCAAAATTTTGTTGGATCCAATAATATTAATATTTTAAAACCGATAGGCCAATTTGGTTGTCTGGCACCAGATACTCCAATATTAATGTGGAATGGAAATATTAATAGAGCAGACGAAATACAAATAGGTAATGAACTGATTGGAGATGATGGTAGTAAAAGAATTGTACTTGAAGTAACCAATGGTACAGATGACATGTATGAAATAAAACTAAGTAATGGTTTTAGTTTTATTGCTAATAGTCAACATATGTTAACACTTTATTTTGAAGAAACACATATGGATAAAACTCATTTTAATAATATTATACATACAAGTTTATTATCAAAAGTACAAAATTATCCTAATAATTTATTGATTAACAAAAAATATATAAATGATGGTAGAAATGTTTCAATTATTGATATTAAATTAGAACATTATCTAAAATTTAATCATTTTATACAAAAAAAATTTAAAATGATTTCTAATTATCAATCAATTGAATGGAAAGAAAAGGAAGTTTATATTACTCCCTATATTTTAGGAGTATGGATAGGTTGTGGAAGTGATGATGGAGAAAGCTTTAAAACAAAAAATAAATTACTACTCAATCAATTAGCTACATGGTTGCAAACTATTGAATGTATACTTAAAAAATCTAATGAGCAATACAATATAAATTATAAAAATTCCATATTCAATGATGAATCCTATTGTAATATTTTTAATTGGTGGCAATATAAAACTAATCCTTTCATAGATTTATTAAAACTATATAATTTATATAAAAATAAACATATTCCTAAAGATTACATTCTAAATAATAAATATATTAGATTACATCTATTAGCTGGTTTAATAGATAGTAAAGGCGAAATTATTTATAAAAAAAATATACCTTACATTAAAATATCAGATTTAAATGAAAATTTATTAAAATCTGTAAATTATCTTATTCATAGTTTAGGTTATATAAGTAGTTGCGATAATACAAATATTATCATTTCAGGATCCAATTTAGATTTAATACCTATAAAATTAAATAAAAATAAATTATATAAAAAATGTTGTTGTATAAATCGTACAAATACTTATGATTTTAATATTAAATATATTGGAAAAAATAAATTTTACGGATGGCAAGTTGATGGTAATGAAAGATTTTTATTAGGTAATTTTATTATTACACATAATAGTCGTCTACGATCAAAAGATTATGCAGCTCCTAGATATATTTGGACAATGTTTGATGAATTAACAACAATTAT